AATGACGCTCTGTTCAATTGCTTGTAGGGAGACTTGGCTGACTAGTTTTAATTGGTCACCCGATTCAACTGTCTATCCACCCGAATCAGGATTATTTTCTATTGAAGTAACACCTGTTGTTTGGGCGAATCAGACTTTTGGTGGTGTGTCCGAAAATCACATGCCAGCTTGCTGTTTTGCAGCATTACCTTTTGAGAGTTGGAGAGGAACAATGAAATATCGTTTTCAAATTGTTTCATCTAACTATCATAAGGGTCGTCTGAAGATTGTCTATGATCCATATGGATTTTCTTCTAACGAATATAATACCAACTACACGCATATTGTCGATATCGCTGAAGAGAAAGATTTTACCGTGGAGATTGGTTGGGGTTGCCCAGAACCATTTTTAAATGTACATCCAATTAGTTGGGGTACACAGCGTTTTGGTAATAGTGCTTTAGGTACTGTACCAGGACAGCGCGCAAACGGTATGTTGCATGTTTATGTTGTTAATGACATGACAGTACCAAGCGTTGCTGCTGAAGATAAATTGGTTGGGATTAATGTGTTTGTATCAGCCGGGGATGATATCACATTTAGAAACCCTCATGTTGGTCTAGATAGATCATATTGGTTTCCTGAACCACAATCTGGAGAAGAAGTTGTACAAATGGACAAGGATAGCACGTCAGAGCCTTCCAAGCCTATGCAAGATAATTCTGAGATTGTGATGATGGACCATTTGTCTAAGACTGACCCAACGGATCATGTATTCTTTGGAGAATCAATTGTGAGCATTAGATCTTTATTGAAGAGATATTGCAAGCATGAGGTAGCCATAGAAAATGGTACAGCCGGATACAGGCTTATTACCAACATTTTCCGTTCCTTTCCTCATCACATGGGATATGCACCAGCTGCTATCACACCTGTGACGGGGGGGACACAGTTGTTTAACTTTTGTCATCAAACTTACCTTAACTACTTTTCTGTAGCTTTTAAAGGTTGGCGTGGTGGCATAAGATGGAAAGTTATTCAAACTGCCTCGAAAGATCGTCGATTGGGAACTTCATCCCAGACCATTATTCGAGAACCAGGAGCTGAGAGTCCTTATCGACTCTTTACTACATCTCTCACTGGATCCTCAGATGAATGGCGAAAAATATTTCGTGAATCATGTTTAGGTACAATGGGAGGTGCTGCAGTGACATCAGACGGGATCAACCCTGCTTTGGAAATCGAGGTGCCATTTCAAGAACGTTATCGTTTTTTGAATGCGCGTCGTGCCAATCATACAGGATTTGCCTTTGATGATGATGCTGTTGATCTCCGATACAATTCTATTACGTATACGAATGCTACCGAACCAATGATTTTGGAGAAGTATGTTTCCGTAGGAGAAGACTTTTCTTTGTTCTTCTTTGTCGGTGCACCTATTCTGTATACTGATATAGATCTTCCATCAATATAGCCCTAGTTCTTCGCGGAATTAGGGGGAAATCCACTCCGTGGCCGAGTGGCGGGCAGAAATGTCCGAATTAATTTCTCTCTTTTGAGAGGCGCAAGCATAGTAATGTGTTCGCGGTTATGATATAGTTGACTTCTAAGTTTTTTCTAACCGCGCTTGCGCGGTGAAATTTTTTATTAGGAGCCACAACTTTATCATGCGG